TCTATGAGCTTTTTTTACCTGTTCGACATGTTTGTTAGGAGGACAGCCTTCTAATCATATCAACCCCCGGTACGATTCCCAGGGTGCTCCCATTCTTCCAGGCTACATGGATAGTTCCAATATCATCTACGTGAAGCACGCGTCCTTTGGAGCCTTGGGGTGGCGAGTGCACATCATCCATATGTACCAACTCAACCATGCAGCCGACTGGATACTCTTTTCGTAGCACGTTGAGGGGCATTTGTTTTTTATTCATATACGCATCCTCCTTGGGTGATAGTAGTAATCGCGTATGTTTGAACATATATCAAGTCTTTTTTTCCACATCATTTGGATGCCAGTTACTTCTCTGAGATGATTTCTTCATAGGTATAACTCAATCCATCACGCTCAAGGGATACTCCATCAGCAGATCCGATAAGTTCTATATAGCGTTTTACGATCACATCACAATATTTCTCATCAAGTTCGATGGTATAACACGATCGCTCAGTTTGCTCACATGCTATCAAGGTACTCCCGCTACCCCCAAAGGGATCGAGAATAAGCGTATTACTCATCGAAGAGTTCATGATTGGGTAGGCCAGGAGTGCTACGGGTTTCATCGTCGGATGATCAGCATTTTTCTTTGGTTTATCAAACTCCCAAATGGTTGATTCCTTCCGGCCGGTATACCACTGGTGTTTACCTTTCTTCTTCCATCCAAAAAGCACTGGCTCATGCTGCCACTGATAGGGAGATCGCCCGAGTACAAGTGATTGCTTTTTCCAAATGCAGGTACCAGAGAGATAAAACCCTGCATCGCTGAATGCTTTACGGAAATTCAGTCCTTCGGTATCTGCATGGAACACATAGATGGATCCATCATCGGCCAAGTAATCACAGGTGTTTTGGAAAGCTGAGAGCAAAAACTCATAGAAGGCACTGCCTCTCATGTTATCATTTTTGATCTTCCCAGCTTGCGACTCATAGTTCACGTTGTAGGGTGGGTCAGTGACAACAAGATGTGCCTTATCCCCTCCCATCAGCAGCTCGAAGCTCTCGGCTTTGGTGCTATCCCCACAGACCAACCGGTGCCGTCCAAGCTTCCAGAGATCCCCTTGTTTGGTGAGCGCAGGTTTTGCAAGTTCCTCTTCAATATCAAACTCATCATCGTGTATACCGTCTTTGAGAGATTCCTTAAAGAGATCATCAATCTCTGCAGGCTCAAATCCGGTGAGAGATACATCAAAATCTTCTGCCTGCAAATCAGCAATCAGCAAAGCAAGTTTTTCTTTATCCCACTCACCGTTGATTTTGTTGAGCGCAATATTGAGCGCCTTCTCTTTATCAAGAGGCATCTCAACGATCACGCAATCAAGTTCTGTGAGGCCTAAATCTTTAAGAATTTTTACGCGTTGATGTCCCCCTATAATACTTCCGCTCGTTTTATTCCAAATAACTGGTTCGACGTACCCAAACTGTTTGATTGAGCGTGTGAGCTTTTGATATTCAGCATCATTTGGTCCCAGGTCTTTACGTGGGTTGTAGTCTGCAGGCAAGAGCTCATCGATGTGCTTCTTTTCAATAATCATGCTTCACTGCTCCCTTGTAGCTGTTGTATGTATCGGTCATTGATTCGCTCCCACGGGAAGAGGTTGTTGCCAACATGTCCGTAGCAGGAAGTATGAGCGAAGATAGGATTGCGTAAGCCCAGCTCTGATATGATATCTTTTGGCTTGAAACTCCATATCCTGGTGACAGCCTTGGTTAGATCTTCATCACTCATGGTCCCAGTAGAAAAAGTGTTTACATCCACGGCCACAGGCTCAGCCTTGCCGATCGCATACGAGATAGCGATTTCACACTGCCTTGCAAGTCCTGCTATCACGATATGCTTGGCGATGAATCTGGCCATGTAGGCACCCGATCGATCTACCTTTGTGGGATCTTTCCCACTAAACGCTCCTCCTCCGTGACGAGCTAGGCCACCGTAGGTATCAACCATGATCTTACGTCCGGTGAGTCCAGTATCAGCTGCAGGTCCTCCTTCAACGAATCGTCCTGAAGGATTGATAAGGATCTGGGTGTGTTCGTCGAACGGGAAGTCGCTGAACGCTGGCAGAAGAATGGTGTGTGTAATCTCCTCAGTGAGCGCATCCAGGTTCTTGCTCTGTTCGTGCTGCACCGAGACAACTATGGCTGCAACTCGTATTGGCTTACCATCCTCATACTCGATTGACACCTGGGCTTTCCCATCGCTCTTGATCCCATCGATAGTCCCGTCTTTACGACTCGCATCAAGGAGCCGGCAGATGTGGTGGGAGAGCTCAAGCGCAAGCGGGATAAACGTCGGTGTTTCATCCGTTGCGTATCCATAGACTGTACCCTGATCCCCAGCTCCCAATTCTGACTTTTTATTCGTTGAGTCTCTGTCTTCCAATGCCTTATCTACACCTCCAGCAATATCAGAACTCTGAGTATGGAGGAAAACACTCACCATGAAATCTTCTGGATCATATCCAGTTTCTTCTAGAGCAATGCTTACGATCTCTTTGACGTTGATACTCTTCTCACAGGTGACCTCCCCTGCAACAATAATCTGTCCCCGTGTCGCCATGACTTCACATGCCACACGACAGAGAGGGCTGGCAGCCAAGCACGCATCAAGGATAGAGTCTGCGATGTAATCACAGAGTTTATCAGGATGTCCCTGACACACACTCTCAGAAGTGAGATACTTTCTCATGTTTGAATTCCTTTGAATTGTTTGATTTCTACCTGATTTTTCGAGCTTTCAGCAGTCGCTCCATCAGATCATCTTGCGGGCTTGCTCCCTGGAATTCAGTAGAGCAATTCTCCTTCACAATCTGAAATATTTGATACCAGCACTGATTCACCTGCTTCATATACTCTCTGCTCATCGTCACATAGGGAGAGGATATTGCAGCGCCAGTTGTCGGGTGCTTTGCAAGAAACCCATACTCACTGATTGCCGTCTCACACTGGATCCACCTTGCAACGGACATGGCGTATTGCTGAAGAATCTGAGGACTCACTAACTCTTGACACCCTCTGTCTTTGAGCCAGTTCCACGTTTCTTCATACACATCTTTGGCACAGAAGTCCTGTCCGTTTTTCTGGTCGGCTGTCATGTAGTCTTTCACTGGTGGCATCACAGAGCCTTCCAAGTCACCAGTCTCAGGAAGCTCAACTACAATTGCATGTTTGCCTGTATTGATTTTCTCGGTCAGTGCCTTTGGCTTTCTTCCCGCACCAACCCGAGCTCCGCCACGGTTGGTACCGTCTTTAGCCATTGGTGTACCGCCTTTAAAAAGTAGGGGGTTAATACCCCGTTTGAATTTGCATTTTTGTGCGTAAAAGCCCCTGCCCGTTGTATGCTATATATGGTGTAGAGATTTGATTGCCCCTACCCAAAACACCACATATAGTAACCTTTTAACGGTTCCATCGGTCTCCGCGCTGTGCGTGAAGGTGCGAATGGCAGGAATTGCAGAGTGCCATGAGGTTCTCCTCATCATCCGTACCACCATATCTAGCGGCCTTGATGTGGTGAACGAGGGTTGCTGGAGTCATGCTTCCCGACCGCCTGCATAGTTCACAATAAGGGTGTTCCTCAAGGTACTGCCTGCTGATTTTCCGCCACGCATACCCGTAACGTTTCCTCGTTTCAGGGTTTCTCCCGTAGCGCTCATAAGTTTTTGCAGCTGTTTTTGCATGTTCCTCACAATACCTGCCATGCGTAAGTTTTGAGCACCCAGGATACGCACAAGGCTTCTTCGGTTTGTAGGGCATCCGCTCCTTCTCCTTAGGGCATAAAAAATGCCCGGGAGAAATCTCCCGAGCTCTTTGTGTGTACGTCTCTGATGGTAGAGTAGTGCAAACAGCAAACTATTTTCAAGTGTTATTTTCTGATATTTTAACGTTTGAAAAGGGAAGTCTAAACGATATAAGTTTTCGTATATTATTTTTAGTATGTGGTATTCTTGTAGCTAAACAGCAGGTGTAAGAGCCTTGATAAGCAGCTTGGGTCATCTGCTGAGGGGGAAAAATGTCAATGATTTTCAATCCAACGGTACGACAACATCAAGTTCAACAGAAATATCTTGAAGCGTGGTGTAATGAAAATCAACAACTTTGGGTATATCGGGAAGAAAACAAAAAATTTTTTTCAACCAATACAACTAACGCCTTTGTAACGAGGGGTTATTACAAGCTTAACGCAATCAACGAAAAAGAAAAACAATACCTATTAGCTTGGCTCAATGATGTCAATCTTTCAGATTTTGTAGCAAATAATCCAATTCGAACTTTAGAAGACATACTTCAGGGGATGCAAAAGATATATATAGAGTGGGATAAGGTTCAGAATCAAGAAAAAAACATCACTCTCCACCTTATTGATATTTTGTTATTTTGTTCTCTATCATTCGGAGTCTTACAGAAACAGATTGTCCCAGATGTTATGAAAGAAAAAGTAAGTCAAAAAATTCTGAAGGGATTGGCAATGCAGAGTATTGAAACATATTATTGTGCAGTTGAAGAAGCAGGAATGCCAGTGATCACAAAGATTCTTGCCGGTGATAGTATTGATAATGATGATGCTTGGGGGTTGGTTACCTATGTGTGTGTTCAATTTTTCAGAACTGTTCCAATCGGAGAAATGATTGAGACAAATAAGCTTTCAGGTGTTGACATGATAAATATTAGAGCAATCCTGCAGCTAATTTTGGGTTTTAAGTTTTCAAATAATATGAACAACCGGAAAAATCACATTCAATTACTCGAAAACGTTTCTTCAGTCAGATTTATAACTGGGTCCCAACCAGTCATCAATAATTATGCAATACCACAAGAAATGACAGAAAAGTTGCAACTCTATTTTCCAATCTCACCTCATAAAGCTCTTTTAATAACTCCCGATAAAGATAACCCATATTCAATCAAGAATTTGGATGATGTTTCGAAAGTTGATGAGTTTAATAAGAAAATCATTCATTATTCAGACGTCCTTGCTTCTAAAGAGAAAGAAGATTTTGAGCGTTACTGGTCCATGATTTGAGTTTTAAAAACTCAAACTCCACTTCTATTCCATTTTTAGCTAGTTTTCTTTTAAGCAGGTGGCTTTTAATATTTGGGTGTAAAAATAACATTTCTTATTAATGAGTGATTCCTTGTCCTTAAATAATCTTCACCAGCGATAGCGCCTTACGATGCAGGTGATAGATATAGCTCTGGCTATAGCCAAGCTGTACTGCGATCTCCTCCCACCTCATGAACGTGAGGTAGCGCATTTCAAGGATGGCCTCACATTCCATGTTGTTGATTCCTCTGATCGCTTCAGCGATAGTGCTTTTAAGCTGCACCAAATGTGCGATGCCATTGCTGATCTCTGTTTCTAAGTCCACAATCTTTACGACTGCTTCCTCCATGGCTGAGCGGTGTCCTCTTGGGGTTTTCGGCATGTCAGATATCTGCGGGGATACATACACTGCATGGTCTTTCAGCCAATCAAGCTGACGCTCTTTTGCCTTGATACGTTTATCCAGATACAAAGCCTGGGACAGATATTCTTTTTTATTCATATTCACATCTCCTGCAGGATCATATCCCTGAGATCTGGCTCGAGCTCACAGAGAAACTGGAACCACTCACCACGAAAGAACTCCTCGATCTCTTGCTTTGTCTCCCTTGCCTGTTGATAATCGGGGTTGTATGTCAGCTGGGATACAGCCTTATGCCAATCTCTTTGTGCTCGCTTTGCGATCGCAATAACAAATTTCTGTGTAGATTGCTGTGTCATCGTTTCTCTCCATCAAGTTCAGCTTTCACTGCATCAAGTAATGAGCCTTGAGTTTCTGCTTTACTGGTAAGCACCTTCATGATCCTCTCATCTATGGTCCCGGTGGTGATAATGTGTTGGACTACTACTGTCTCGGATCTCTGGCCCTGTCTCCAAAGCCTAGCCACTGTCTGCTCATAGAGCTCCAAACTCCAGCTTAAGGAGAACCACACCAGATGATTCCCTCCACCTTGCAGGTTTAGCCCGTGTCCAGCAGATGCCGGGTGAATCAAAGCGACTGGAAGCTCTCCTGCATTCCACTGCTGTATACTCTCACTCGAGTCCAAACAGCCAAAGGAGATCTTCAGATTCCTTAAGCGTTCGGTGATGCGCTGCAGGTCATGTTTAAACCAAAAGGCAACCAGTACACTCTTGCCATTTGATGCCTCAATGATATCTTCCAAAGCATCAAGCTTTCGATCATGAATACCTATGGACTGACCATCATCGGTGTAGATAGCGCCATTTGCAGCCTGCAGCAGTTTCCCAGAAAGGCTTGCTGCATTAGCTGCAGTAATCTGCTCATCGTGTAGCTGCAAGACCATATCCTTTTTCAGACCGTCATAGACGATTCTCTCAGCTTCAGAAAGAAACACTTGATACTCTGTTTTGATAAGCTCGGGCATCTTGATATGATCTTCTGCTTTCATAGAAATGGTGATATCACTGATTGCCTCATAGATCTTCTCTTCTGCCCCGGGAGCTGGTTTGTAGCTGAAGATGACCTGGCCATTACGTTTGTCTGGGAGAAAGTAGGCATTCCGATAAGCGGTGATAAACCTACCCAGACGAGCTCCCATATCAAGAAGTTTGAATTGTGCCCAGAGGTCCAGCAAACCATTACTGGCAGGGGTCCCGGTAAGCCCCACAATCCTTTTGACGAGAGGTCTTTTTTTCATCAGGGCTTTGAATCGTTTTGCCCGGTGGTTTTTGAATGAGGATAATTCGTCTATGACAATCATGTCGTAGTCAAATGCACAGCCGCTCTCATCAATGAGCCACTGCACATTCTCACGATTTGTGATGTACAGATCTGCATTCCTCTGTAGTGCAGCCCTGCGCTCAATAGTTGTTCCCACAACAACAGATGCGATGAGCAATCCAAGGTGATCCCACTTCGTAATCTCAGCAGGCCACGTGTCTCGAGCTACTCTCAGGGGAGCAATAACAAGGACCTTACGGATCTTGAACGAGTCGAAGAGGAGGTTGAAGACTGCGCTCAATGTGATGATCGTTTTTCCAAGACCGCAGGCTAAGAGTACTGCTGCTATTGCCTTCTCTTCAATGTAGGTTGTTGCATATCTTTGGTAGTCATGCGGTGTATATATCATTAAGCATATCTCCTATCATCTCTATCGAATCCAACACATAGACGCTAAACCCAAGATCTCGAAGCATCTCATGCCGGGCTATCTGTAATGCTCTGGGCTTTTTTCCTGGAGCCTTTACTTCCACAAAAACAACCCTCCCTTTTGGCAAGAGCACGAGACGATCTGGCATTCCATCACACCCAGGACTAACAAACTTCACAGCCCGACCCCCCATCTTCTTTACTGCTTTCACCAGCTGCCTCTCGATTGTTTTTTCAAGCATGTAGATCCTCTGTGGACAAGTTGGACAGTATTGGCCATGTTTTCCTATACGCGCGTATATACGTGTATATGCGTCCCTTTTTCTCTCTTTTTCTATGCTCTATAAGAATTATCTTGTCCACTTGTCTTTTCTGTTCATAGATCTCTGCAAAACAAAGAATTGCACCTTTGGACAAGCCCCGGACAGCCCTACATTGTGGTTGTCCATCATGCATTCTTGTCCCACCGGTAACAGCGTTGTCGTCCATAAATTGGGAAGATTGTCCGCTTGGCCTTCACCCAGTTGTCCATCTTTTGCATGATGGTTGAGATCTCATATGAATCAGATTTCTTTATCACAGATGGGTCCTTACCAAAGCATTCAGCCCAGATCTCCATGTTGCATACGAGTTGTCGTTGATTTGTTCCACCATTGTTGAAACCCGAGAGATAATCTCGGCGTTGCCCAAGTTCCATCTGATCCCAGGTATCGGGGAGAAGGGTATCAAGATACTCTTTGACCAGTCCCTCACGCTCATCGAGCTCCATAGCCTCATCCTGCTGTACTGATGCAAGAAGGACTTCATCGCCCTCAAGGAATAGATTTTCCCCCATCTTATAGAGAAACAGAGCCTCAGCCCAAATCTGCTCAACCTCTTCACGCCCAAGCTCCCAGGGCTTTTTCTGGGTGTTCCCCGACACCTTCACTGGCCAGAATCGGCGGTTTCCCGTGATATCACGTAAAAAGCCAGTTTCCGCATTCGTGGTTCCCACCACGATGCTTTGTCTAGGGTGACTTTCGACGTTCACCCCATAGCTTGCACGGTATTTATCATCAGTGCGGCTAATGAAGCTTTTCACTGTCTCTATATCCGCTTTTCTCATGCCTGCGAGTTCTCCAAGCTCAAGAATCCAGTATCCCTGGAGTTTCTCTGGACCGCTTTTATCCTTCATGTCAGTAAGAGTGAGGCTGTCGGAGAACCATTTTCCTCCGAGCTTAGCGAAGAAGGTGGACTTACCGATCCCTTGAGGACCAATGATGATGGGAACCTGATCGAACTTGACCCCAGGCTCATGGACCCGTGCAACTGCTGCAACAAGAGTTTTTCGTGATACCGCTCGAGTATACAGATTGTCATCTGCCCCAAAGTAATCGATCAATAACCTCTCAACTCGTTGCCTACCATCCCAGAGGGGGAGGGCTGCAAAGTAATCTTTGACTGGGTGAAAGGCTCTCTCTGCTGCTACTGCTAAAACTGCATCTTTGGTCTTTGTTGGTGCATACAAACCATAGTGTTTTGAGATATACACCTTTAAGGCCGCATTATCTGAGTCGCTCCATCCCGGTTTGACCTGAGTCCAGGGGAGCTCTCCCTTGGTATCAATGCCATCGCGATGAGAGTTGAATGCAATCCCGTTCAGGGCTGTGTCATGTCTCATAATGAGCACGAGATTATCGAGGGACTCTTTGACTGCTCCCTTCTTATCAAGCTCTAGTGCTGTTTGCCAGTTTTCATCATCCGTGAAATCCCTACTCGCTTTTTGGATACGTTCACTAGCGAGTAGAGCTTTTACCCCATCATCTTGAAGGGCAAGTTTACTCATTTCTGTGTTTGAGCGTTTGCTGCCAGAACCCGGAGTCTGATCATCGAGTCTACCGAACAGGTGTATTCTCACCAGATCATATGCATTCATGAGCTTCCCTGATGCGGGATCAGTGGCATGGTGAGAGTAGGCAAACTTGTCATCGTAGGTTACTACACCAGCATGGGAGTCCGCTGGGATATAATCATATCTCCCATCTACTGCTGAGGTTGTATAGATATCATCTAAAAACGTATCTATAGCTTTTTGAATAGGGTAGGTGTTACAAAAGGCTCCAATAATACCCGGCTTAGAAAGAGGATCTTCTTGTTTTTTCCCTGAGAAAGCTCGAACCGTACTCTCACGGCTTGAGGTGGGCAACAGCGAACAGTCCTGCCAATGTGGATGGGAATCTAAAAAAGTATCTGGATCAAGCCAGTGGCCATGCGTTCTTTTGAATATGAACTGACCGTTGGCGGGAGTTGTCGGCCAGTACATCAGCTGATGTGGTCGGTAGGAACACTCATCAAATTGATCGATACCGAGGCTATCAGTGAAGTACCTGGCAATCGCCGAGTATTCATCTGAGCTGATATCTCGAGTGAGTGGAACGATAATCCGTACACGAGGGGCTCCGGGAGTGTGTCCATGGGTGGTATATAAGCAGGCTGCATACCTGCAGGTGAGCTCGAACGATTCTATGAGCTCTTGGGTAGCATGGTCTGCATCAAGGGTAAGCATTGAGCGGCTTGCGACACTCTCGCGCTTTCTGCGGTTTTCTTTAAGCTGCCCACCGACAAAACCTCCCTTATCTTTGATGCGGTCACGTTCAGTTTTAGAAAGTCTCGGATACTCTTCGACCGATTCAGTTGTGCGTATAGGCTCAGATAAGCGGTCACACAAATCATCAAATGAGATAGTTTTATTCGTCCATATTTTCGCATAGCAGCTGTTGCCATAGGCTATAGGAAGGGTACGCATGCTCAGCCCTCCTGTATAAGTCGGTAGTGTATAATCATGACAGGTTGTAATCTCCTTCATGTACTACCGAAAAAGCGTACCCCTCTGGGTGAAAACAAAGACAATTTAATATACAGAGGTGCAAAATAATAATTTAGT